TGCTTCCGCCCTGACGACGCCAGGAAAGGTCCTTCTGTACGGCCCGGTAAACCTTACCGAGGTCAACAGCAAAAATCTTGTTATACGGGGCATCCGTATCAACAATAATGTCAATACGCCCAAGTGCAGACTGGAACGATGTCATGGCAAAGCCACTTGTCTTGTCAGACGGACTCAGCCTCAACTCGCCCTCGTACAGCTCTTCCACGTTGATGGCCTGCCATGCGTTTGTCAGAACCGTCAGCCCATCTTCTGGACTATCAGAACCTGACTTGTGCATGATGCCTGCCAACAATTGGCGGAATAGTGACGGAGTCAGGTCCCGATTGGTCCCTGAGTTGTCCATCACAAAGCTGCTGTACCGTGGATAAGTCGCCGTATTAATATTCTGGAAAGTGCCAGAGTCACCAATCAACTTATCCAGGCCGGTAATAGCCCTGTTAACAGAGCCGGGCCAGACAACGTAGTCACCAGCAGAGGCTCCCGTCACAGTCTCGCCAGAGGCGAAGTTAACGATAGCCTGGTTGCTGGAGTTAGTTGCCTGCTCAACGTTACTCACGGTTGATGTGCCGTGCAGTGTACCAATAGCACCTGACGACCTAATCTCAACCCGGAGCCCGTCCCACAAAAGACGAGCATCGTACACGGCAACATCAGTAACTGACGATGCCAATGTAGCGTCCACCAATGTGGTCACAGAGCCAGTACCATCAAGGTACATCATCCCGTTCTCCATCTTCATGAGACCGGTCATCATGCCCTTGATTTCGGAAGTGATAACGTCGCGGGCAACATTCTTGCCCTTGGCCGCAGTGGCCATAACGCCATCGGTTAGCTGGACAGAACCCACCAGGAATTTTCTATATGCCTTGTAGGTCTGGTAGTCTTGCTTGTCAGCTACCGGGAAAGCCCCACCGTCCTCGACATAGCCGATTCCTGTGTTACGGGCAGAATGAACACGGCCCTCGATATGAGTACCTGTCCATTTGTCATCTCTCCGGAGTAGCTGGCGAAGCTTCGATTTCTGATTCAACGTCTCAACCACACCCTGCAAATAGCGAATAAAGGTGAGGCTGACGTCCCCAATGCCTACGCCTGCCATTTGTTCCGAGTACTCCTTGCGCTACTCGGCTGGGGGCAACGGAGGCTCTCCATCTGCAACCCAATCGAAAGCGCTGTCATAGTTAGCTGCGCGCAGCTGCTTTTCGTTGGGCCATTTCCGGCTAACTTTTTGATTAGGCATAGTGGGGGACATCTTCGATGCCGGTGCCCCTGCAACCTTGGGTGTTTTTTTGCCCGAGTTGGCCCGTCCTTGCATCTTCGCTTGCGCGTAGTCATCCAAGAACTGTTTAAACTGCGGGGCAGCATCCTTAGGCTCAATTCCGTATGCGGCGCAGTACGTCATAAGCACGTCCTTGGCCCGCACATCGAGTTTTGACTTAACTGTTGATTCGATGCCCTTAAGAACAACATCGCCCAACATGGCATCAGCTTGGCGGGACGCTCAGCCTCTTCCTGAGCCTTCTTCTGAGCTTCTTGAGACTCTTGTAGCTGCTTCTTAATTGACTCCAGCTCACTCTTAAGTTCGGGGTCAGATTTCTTAACCTCAGAAATAATTCCACGACGGAATTTCTCCAACTCGGTAAGGTTGGTTTCGTCTTCTCGCTCTTGCCGCTGTCGTGCCAGTTCAAGCTGTTGCCGCTGGAGCTCAAGCTGTTCTTGTTGGTACCTCTGCTGTTGCTCTTGTTGCTGCTGTTGAACTTGGGCCAGCTGCTGCTGGAAATATTGCTGTTGACGCTCAAGGTTTTGCTGCAGTTCTTTGTTGGTGGCTACTAAGTCCTGAATTCGCTTTTGAGCCCTTGGTACTTCCTTGGGCGCAGCAACTTCTTCAGGAGCTGGCTCCTCCGCAGTTTCCTCTTCTTCGCCGGAATCTCCGACTTCATCGTCTGGGCTGGCGACTTCCTCGGTTTCTGGCTCCTCAAACTCTGCAGGCAACCCGGTTGACCCATCGTCCTCCAGTACAAATTCGTCCTCGGTTACCAGATCTTCAGATACACCTACCCCTACTTCAGCCATTGATCCCCCAGTGGTTACGCCCACCACTCGAACAAACGGCAAGCCAACCTACATGCGTAACGTGCACGGGCCGACTGGTCGCTTACCTAATCTGTAAGCATGTTAGCGTGATTAGTAAGCAGTGTCACGCCTAATTTACATGAGCCAATGAGAACACGTTTCTGGACAAACTTGCTGGCATATACGGTACCGTATCTCTGACTCTGCACTGTCATGTTCCTTGCCCCCCCATTGCCCTGGGGTACTGTGCCCATGGTCGAAATCGCCGGTGGCCTGGATTTGGATTACATGCATAACTTCATGAGAAAAAGCAGAGGCAGCTATACAATCCTCCTGATAATACCGAATCAAATTATAACCATTCGTAATTGCCCAACATTTTTCCCAACCCTCGTTACTCCAGTCATAGTCACATTCAAACGGCTCTGGCTCTACATGGACCGTAATGTAACGGACAGATTTTCTGGCCAATTTTTCCCCGTAGCCCATAAATTCATGCATGCCGAGAATAGTCTCCTCGGTGGCAATCTCTATATGTTCTTTCTTTTCGTTAGTGCCGTTTAGGCAAACGTACATTCCATGCCGAGTCTCAAAATCCGGCGAAAGACCACATGCCGCAAGGCTAACCTTCGCGACGAGACTGAACTTGAGCCAAGTTTTCAGCAGCCCTGTTAGCCTGCGCCACTTGCCCTGCAGCTTGAGATCGAAGATCTGTTTGGTCATTGGCAAATCTCAAATCTGTCCCTAAGTGTCCAGGATTATTAGTACTTCCCCCCTGGGCGCTCTGGTCAGGACCCCCTCTGCCAGAGCCACCCATTGTCCTCATGGGCGGAGGCGGCTGTCCTGCCTGTGCCGCCATTGCCCACTGGACGTAAAACATCCAAACCTGAGCAACCTGCTGAACGACTATCTGGTCTTCACGCCGACCAGGACCCCTCAGCCAACCCTCCAACTCTTCGGCAAAAATATGAGGCAAATCCCACATTTGTGGCTGGTGAGGGATACCCTTCTTAAAATTGTACGGAATCTGGCTAGCGGCTGCCCGCTCAGACGCCTCATGGTCATAACCTGACTCTGGCCGCTTCAAATTGGCATGTCTTGAGAAGGCCTTTTTGTCAAATACGCCAGTAGCCGGGTCCATATAGTAACCGAGATTGGCCAAATCTGCTGCCTGTGTAAGACGAACCGCCGGGTTCCTAGACAATCCGTCTTCTTCCTCAATCTGGACATCGTAATCCCCTGTCAGATTCATCTGCTCAAACGAGTACGTCTGAGCCCCATCCGGCCCCGCGATAGTGAATTTCCGCTCAGGCCTCATCATCTTCTGGACCATAATGAGAGCCCCCTTGTGCAGGGCCCTCCACTCGGAATTATTTCTAATCACAACCGACCTAAGTTGTTGAATTGCCTCAGCATCTATGATAGCCATTGCTCGACCATTTGGGTCATTCGGGGTAACACCAGCCTCCTGATCGGTAACCCCAAACTGGCTCCGTATATTCTGTGTTAACTCGGTATCCCTGCTCCAAACATCGTTAGGGAGCGGCGCAGGGTACAAGAACTGAGGATTCCCAGCTGCTGCATTGTACTTGATGACCTGCGCCGTGGTAGCCGTGAATTCATCAGCTGAGATACGGCTACCAATCGGGTCAAGAAGTTTGGGCTTACATATGAGCTCTACGTGCTCCCGCTTCTGGGTCTGTATCTGATTGATTTCCCTTTGTAATGGCCAGGACTGCGCCAACGGGGGCTCATACCAGAACTCCCCACAGTTTTTATCGAATCCAAATCTATACAACGGAAACCGTCCATACCAATCGTGGCGCATGGGTTTTTCGTCAACGATTTTACTGTTGACCATCGAGATAATCCGACCCTCTGGGTACATCTGAGTAGGTCTCTCGAAGAATTTGTAGACGTAGCAGTAGTCCCGCAGATAATCGACACCACCGTAACTATCTACAGAATTGAATCTGATCTCAGATGTTTGGTCTGCGAAAATGTCCTCTTCTGACTTGATAACATGTTGAAATTGCGGGAATTTTTTCCTTGCCTCCTGAGTCGGAACCCCCTTACGCACACACACCCACTGGGCCTCTTCTAGGGATTCTGCGCCAGGTTCTGGATAAATATGCCTAGAATCATGAAGCTCGATGCTTACAGTGCCCTCATTAGCCTCAATGAGTGGCGGAGGTTCCATATTCTGTGGCAACGGCCCCATTTGAGGCATCGGGAGCGGAGGCATATCGGCTGGCGGTACCGGTTCCCCGGACTCCATTTCCGCCTGCACATCTTCACCAGCCTGTTTCTTCAGCATGTCCTGAGTCATGTGTTGCTGAAGGGCTATTTCCTGCTGACGCTGCATCACACAGCGAGGGCAAGGTTGCCCGACCACGTCCTTGTTAGGTTCGTAAAAATTGCATACCGGACAGTAAGCAACTGTTTCTCCGCCCTGCTCGTCCCAGTTAAGCTCAAAGAAAGCATTCCCTGCCCACGGTAAGTACTCGTGGGCATTGACATATTTCAGGTCAAGTTCCTCTTTTCGCCTGAGCCATTGGAAGAAAAAATCTCCGACTCTTGCTGCGTGTTGTTCTTCGAAATCAGTAGTCGACGGAACCACCGTACAGGTCGGGATTGAACGAGTAAGCTTGCCCACCAGACTACGTGCAGTAGGACGAAGAACGTTATGAACGCTACGTAGACGCTTAACGTCTTCATTCACAAGTCTCACGATCTCCCCTGTGTCTCGACTGCGTACAATGAGCTGCTCGCCCTTTAGATATAGGCGATATAGCTCCCAGTCATTCTCGTATGGTTGCCGCGCCTCGTAGGCCCTTAAAAACTCCTTATTGAGACGCTTGCTTAACTCTTCAAGCTCAGAGTCCTGGACATAATTCTCCGGATAAGTGAAATCATCAAGGATTCCGGTAGGATCGATAGCGTCATGGGTAGTTGTCATTTGCCCTGACTCCTATTCATCATCTGAGCTCGTGCTTGAAATTCTGCAGATCTAGCCGATTTCTGCAGAGCCTCCTGCTGAATCATGGTAGCAGCCTGCCTTCTCAAATCCGAAGGCAGTACCGGCTGTTCCGCAAAGGCATCTTGGTTAGCCTTATTAGCTACCATTTCTGGGTCTAAATCCTGAAGAG